TGCAGTGTCTGTGCCGTCGTTAAGCTGAACGCGCAGGGTAATCGATCCACCAGCAGACGGGTCGATGCTTCCCAGCTTGATCGTGATCAGGCCGTACAGGTTTTTGTTTGTGCTGTTGTCGTATGTGACCGTGCTGCTTTCAGAGCCGGTCGCAAGGCTGTTCGCAACGGTCGAAAGGATGTTGCTCGAACGAGCGCTTGGAGTCGCCCACTTTGCTGTTGCCATTTATGCAATCCCTCCACGTGCCAGACCAACCGTCCGGGCGTTGACCACCGTATCATTTGCCTCCGCCCACGACGGGTACCGCTCTCGCTTCGACAGCGCGAACAGTTCATCGCGCTGCAACGGCGTGATAGCGCCTTGCAAAGTCATTTGTTCAAGAACGTTGCGAGTCGATTGCTTAGCAATATCCAGTTTTCCAGATTTAAGAATGTCCATGCCCCACCTAATAACAGGATCTGTAGATGCATCCAGAGCATCCAGAAGTGCTGCACCGTCCACAGGACCAAGCGTGTCAAGAACAGTGCCAGGGCCTGCATTAGTTTCAGCCCAAGACACAATAATTGCTTGAGTAGTGTCTGGTTGGTTCAAAATATCAGCAGCTTCCCAATCTGGAAGATTTACAACATCAGGCTCTTGAAGCCTATCTTGTAGAGTTTGTGTCATATTATTGTTTACCTATACAGAAGTAGCGTCACGGATAGCAATGTTAATTGCATCCAGGGTAAAAGTATTACCACTTGTGACTGCCTGTGAGCTGGTCAAGGAACCAGTGGCAATCAAAGTGGAAGTTGAAGTTTTGGTAATTGCCCAATGGCTGGCAGTGCCAGTGCCGCTTACGGTGCCATCAGTAATGGCCGACACAACCACTTTACGCCCATCAGGGGTGTGGTTAGTCGGAGAACCAACAGTGATGGAAGTTTTATTACCAAGCGTGTTGGTCGAAGTTGCTTGAGTATAAGTAGTAGGTTCACTGCTACAGATATCAAGACGATTAGCGTTAGTCGTAACGTAAGAAAGACCAGAGTCATACACATCATCAATTAGAAAGGGCATTTTTTGTTTATCCTATGTCAGATTCAACAGTTACTGAATAACTTTGCATTTCGTTATTGATTACAATTAGTTTAACCGAATCAGTAAACGAAGGCAAGTAAACAGTTGCATTAGATCCAGTATTAACACCAAACAAGTTATGTCCGGTTATTAAATCGCTAATTTGAATATAGTAAGGGGTAGAAGTAATCGATGTAAACTTAACGGGTGGGATAGTTGTTCCACCTGAAGTGCTTACGTAGTTAGTTACTTCACCCTTACCAGTCAACCCCTCCGGGAACTCTATGCTGTATTCTTCACCATTGGTGAGCAAAAATACAATCTGCCCATCAGCAGCTTCATAGACTTCCTGAACCCCCACACCATCATCACCAGGTGCTCCTTTAGGGCCCTCAGAGCCCCGTAGGCCCTGTTCACCCTGGGGGCCCTGTGGTCCCCTAGGGCCTTGGTCGCCTTTAGGCCCCTGAAGCCCTTGGGGGCCTTGTGGACCCTTAGGGCCAATGACCGTGGAGACTGCTGCTATCTTTGCGTCTAGCTTGTCATAAAGAGCAGCTAATTTAAGATCAATAGAAGCCACGATTTTAGGACAGACGTTCCATCAACATCTGTTCAGCTTGTTCTTCTTTTTGCTTTTGTGCTTTTTGGTTGTCTACTGATTTTTCCTTGATTTCAAGATCTTTTTGCTTCAGGCGTAGATCGGCAATTTTAAGACGACGTTCAAACTCTTTGTCGTCTTGGGCACCGACCTGCATGTTCTTAGAAGCAACGTCAAGCTTTTTAAGTTCAAGTTCAGCAGGCACTGCTTGTGCTTCCACTTGGAGCTTCTGCGCACGGGCGCTGGACTCTTGTGCTTGAGTCTGAAGAACCTGAGTTTGTGCTTGTTGAAAGGCAAGTTGTGCCTGTTGAATCTGCATTTGAGCTTGTTGTGCTTCAGGGTTGGGCTGTGCAGCTTGTTCAATGGCTGCAATAAGCTCCTCACGGTTCGCCAGGTTCATGTTGTCCACGATAGAACGAACAAGGATGGGATACATAGGCGAATCAGGAGGCATGGTCTGGAGCAGTTGGGTAAGCTGAGTCACTTCGTACTCACGGGCAATAATACCAAGTGAGCTGGTGGCTACAAACTTATAATCAGATACAGGATAAGACTCAGGGTCAAACTGCATATAGCGCCATGCAGCTTTTTCAACAAATGGGATCAGGAAGGACTGCTGGAAGTTGATCAGGGTCCGCTTATGCCGCTTGATGATAGCACCAAGAGACATACTAATACCAGCAGCAGTAGCTTCACCATTAACTTGTCCAGCGATTCCAGCAGAGTCCACCGCTCCTGTAGCTTGCTGAACCATCTGCTGAAGGGCTTGAGCTTGGGCAAAAGTGATTTGGTTAACTTGTCCAAAATTGAAAGGATGTAGTATTTCACGGGGGTCTCCATTGGTAAGCAAGATTTTACCGGGACGAATCTCAGGCTTGGCACCCCTAGGGAGCCTGGTGGCGTCCATAGCCATCATCGGGTGTACGGTCAGGCCAAGGGCGTCGATACGAGCCCTAAGTTCAGTATCAAGAGCCTTTTGTGAGTTATAGCCCTTTTCACAAACACCACGACCCCAGAAGCGACCAGGAACAATGTCCCAAGGGAAAGCAATTACAGGACGGTCGTTCATCATGTACGGATTGCGTTCTGCTTTTAAAAGAACACCATCATTAGCAATCACTACGATTGCTTCTACGTACATGCTGTTTTCATCCTCACCACCAAGATCTTCGTACTCCTCAGCTTCTTCAAGAAGCTTACGGGGCACAAGGCCAAAATACTTGGTCAGGCGGATCTTGTCGTCACTATAGATAGTCAGATCTTGGTCAGGCTCGATATTGGTGTCAGGGCCTGCGTCTGCAATATAAACATCAGCGTATACCCCTTGTTCTTGCAAGAGTTCTACCTGATGTCTCGATACAAATTCATCAATAGCACACCCAAGGGCTTCTTCAATAGAAGTAGCAATAGGGTCAATAAGGAAGTTTTGAGGCATAACTGGGCGAAGTTTGACCACAGTCCGATCTTTGATCGTAACACCCACCGCCTGAAGCTGACCGTCCATTAGGGGTTGTGTTGCAGGGGCCATTTCTTTTTCTTCTGAGATGGTAACTTCTGCAACACCAACACCAAACACAGCAGCATTGATCAAACACTCTGCTACTGACTTACGGACACGGGTTTTTTCAAAATCTTCAGTAAGTTTATTTCGAAGATACTGAATATCAGCCCTCTCGGGATCATTCATGTCGTCTTTGATGTCAAACCACTTACCACGACCAAAGGTAGCTTCTTCTAGTTCAGCCACATTAGACTCTACAGCCTGCTGAAGGGCTGGTGCGATGATCTTGGAGCGCTCTGAGAGGCGTTCTACGTCTTCTTGAGACCAAATACCACGCCAGAGGCGATAATACTCCTCATGCTTCTCTTGGTAGTTGCTTTCGTAGTGGTCACGCCACTGGCGGCACTTATCAACAACCCAAGAAGCGAGATCTTGCTCAGTCAAGAGCTCATCTGTGGAGGCATCAAAAGACAATTCAGACATAATTAGTTAATATCCTGCTACTCGGTCAAATTCTTCCCATTCATCCACTTCAAAATCATAAGTATAACACACTTTTGCTAATTGATCAATATACGCAAGGGCGTCAATAAGGTCATCGTGTGTCAGAGCAGACGGGAATTGCATAAGTTGATCCATGAATTTGATATTCCAGTCACCCTCATTCAGAACAATACGTTCATGTTCAAACCTACCTTGAAGGGCATGAACTACACGGGTGGTTTTATTGGTGTTTCCGTGGCTTAGTTCTTCAATTCTAAAGAAAAGATTGTGTTTTTTCATCATGTCCAGCAAAGGAGACATAATGGCTTGCCTTGCAATACCCTTTTCGATACCTACAGCAACAGGTTTGTACCTTTGGACTGCCCAAAAGATGTTTCTGACAGTTTCGTCAAAGGACCAACGACCATATTTGATGTCTCTAACCCACCATTCACCATCGTCAGTGACTTTGACAATAGCCATTGCTGAGTCATCAAGGCGTTTTTTCTTGGCTTTACCTTCTTGTTCAAAGCCTGCAAGGTCAATTGCGATGTAGTAATCACCTTGTTCAGGTTCTTCTTGTGAAAACTGAAGCCATTCTTCTTTGAACAGTTCAGATTCTTTAGCATTAAAAGAAGCCATGAACTCTTGGTTAAAAATATGCGTTGACATTGACTTCTTTGCATTGTCAATTTCATTCTTGTCAAGCATTTCATTGTCGTAGCTGGTGAAGTGATAAGCAGCCCACTCAGGGTCATCAGACTTCTCAGCGTACACAAAGAGTTCATAAAACCAATTGCGCCCTTCAGGGGTGCCGATAAACACAGCTTTACCCTTTTGGTCAGCCAGTGCTGGTCGAATGATTTCTTCCCATACTGAAGGCTTCATAAAAGCAGCTTCATCGAGGACTGCTAGCTTAAGAGAAGCACCCCGCATGGTTTCAGGGCGGTCAGAACCTTTAAGAGAGATAACAGCCCCGTTGATCAAAGTGATCTGAAGGTTGTTTACATGAGAGGATTTGATAACCGGTCTGGCAAGGTCATGTAGCAAGGACCACATGATGTCCCTGGCGTTACCTTGAGTAAGGCCTATGTACCAGACGTCTCCTGCTCCTGAATCAAGAGCAGACACAATCATTCTCCAAGCAGCATACCTAGACTTACCACACCGTCTGCCAGCAGCAATTACTTGGAAGCGTTCATTGTTCTTCCAAACTGTTTGCTGCCACTTAAGGAGCTTTACATTAAGTTCAGTCATTAGAAAACAAAGTTAGATGTCCGGTGTGGGAATAGATCAAATGAAACAATAGCAGTAAAGGTGCTGCCTGCTTCAGGGGTTACACTGATGTAGTCCCCTTCAGTGATCAAAAGAAACTCGCCAGGAGGACCACCAAACTTTAAGGTTTCTCCGGCACTGACTGACTTGGAACCTTGGAAGCTGATTGAAGTTGCACCTTCATGCCAGGTGCCACTGACTGTCTTTGAGGAGCCACCTACGTTGGCTATAAGAAGCAGGGTTACTTTTGCATGGTAACCTGTGGGCACAGTAAACAGGGTGTTAGATGTGCCTGCTGTTAGGTTCTTGCCTATGGAGTATTCCATTAATATTTGCCCTTAGCGCAGTCACCCTTACGAATACAGTCAGCAATATACTCTAGGCGTTTTACAACACCATCCTTGGTTTCTTTAAGGAGCCTTTCTCTGTACTCTTTGTTGTTCAAAAACTCATCAGCAGCTTCTTGGTACTTGCCAAGGTTGAATAGCTGTCTGGTCTTTTTAGAGAGCTGCCAGTCGCCCCTGTAGGTTGCTGACACAATAGCAGCTTTGAGTTCTTCTGACAAAGAATCAAAGTTAGGGGTTAGATCTTTTGCTTTTTGTAGAAAGATATTAAACACATCAGGAAAGGGCATATTGAAGTATTCCTTGGTTTGACCTACACCTGTGGTTAACACACCCTTGTCGTCAGTATAGACACCTTCACAAAACCCTTCATGGTGGATTAAAAGCTCATGGGCTTTTGTTAACACACAATCAGGATACAGTTCTTTAACTTTCTTTACGGCTTTATCACCATAATAAAACCTACTCATCTTGGTGTTCTTCTTGATCTTGATAAGAGGAATACTCTATATCTTCAAGTACATCGTCTGAATTTGTTGAGGTGACAAGTCCTGAGATGTTGATGGTGATTGCTGACTTTCCACCATTCTTTTGTACTTCCTGCTCAAATGCAGTAACAGGAAGCATTCTATCCATAAGTAGTTTCCAGGCGGCTGCTTGGTTCTTGTGGTCATCGTTAAGTGCTGCATTAAAAATAGAGTCAAGCACCTTCTGAGACTTAGGAGAATTTAACATCCTCCTCTTGTACTCATTAATGATTGAAGCTTCTCCTTTAGGTCTCCCTACAGGATTTTTCTTTTCTAAAAGAGCTTTAGGTGGTCGCCCTTTTCTTTTTAACACAACATCTTTGTTAGGGGTACTAGGGGTTGTCAATTAATTGGTCCATAGTATTCTTAGTAAAGACTTCTTTAAGTGTCTTTAAGTGTCTTTAAGTATTCTTTATTAGTATTCTATTATGTATTACTTAATAGTTACTACTAAAGATTCTACTTTAAGTGTCTTTAAGTGTCTTATATATGTCTTAATTTTAGCATATTTCTAAAGAGAAGTAAACACCCCATAGGTGTAATTAAGCTAATTTTTGTTAGTTTCCCGATCGGGAAATATTGATTCTGTTTGTGGCTGTTGTGGCTTGTTATTTACCGAACGGGAAACTTAAGGGGTCTTTTCTAAATTAGCTTTTTGTAACCTTGAGTGGCTACTACTATAAATTCACTGACCGTTCCCACC